TTTCAATACGATTAATTTCTTTATCTACACCAGATTCCATTGACGTAATTTTAGCTTCAACCTTACTTACCATTGCATCTACTTTATCATCAAATCTATCTGAAGCAGCATCTACTGATTTACGAGAGTCATCTTTACCCTTATCAATCATTCCCTCGACTTTATCAATAGTTCCATTGACTTTAATTTCAAGTCGAGTAATCATACTTTCAGTTCTCATGATTGAACTTCTAAGTGACCCAGTTGTTTGACTAATATTTTCTTGAGTTTGAGTTACACTATCTCGAATTGTTTTAATTTGACTTTGAAATGATTCTACAATTGCTCTTGTAGATTCAAGCTCTTCACGAGTAACCGCTAATTCTTCTGTAATAGCACTTAGATCAGGAGCAACATATTCTTGAATCTGTTCTTTCATATTACGGTAATCATTGTAAAATTCAAATCCGCCCCATGCGGCTCCGCCTAATGTACTCAATGCTGTTAATAGCACAAACATCTTTCCACCTGTAAACTTTAATCCACCAAATTCTACCTCTGCCATTATTTTATTCCTTTAAAATTTAATTTCTTTTCCAACTACTATTCCTATTTTTTTATTTTCAATACTCGGCATTATAAAAAATGTTTTATATTTTAATCTTATGAGTGGTAATATATCTTTATAGTATCCACTTACAATTCCAACCTCTGCACTTAAATTATCACTAAAATCAATATCAGAAGAAACAAAATAACTCATATGTTTTTCACTATTATAAAATGCTCCAATATTATAGTCTTGATAACTAAATCTTCCATAAGGATGAAATTCATTATAGTCTTGATTCATATTTAAATGAAGAGTTAAAGCTAATCCTAATTCTAACATGCCATTACCTTAAATTCGGATATTGCAAATCTTCCATTGCACCAAATGTTGGATCATTTACAAACCATCTTGAAAATTCATGATCAACTGTTGGCTTAGGTGGATAGAAATATATGTCCGGTACTTCCATTTCACCGTAATCAAAATCAGGTACAAACGCAATCAATGCTAACAATTGTGCTTGAATTATCATTTGCTCCTCAATTGTATCTGCGTTGTCTATTTTCTTTCTCAATCCTTCAATTTTAGCTGCAACCAATGCCTTAATCTTTTCTGTTCTACTGTCCTTTTTTTCTTTTTCACTGGGCTCTGGCTTTTCTTCTTTTTTCACAGGTTGAGTAGCATCTTCTTCAGATTCAATGGTTTCGTCGGCATCTTTATCCTCATCTACTTCTTTATCCTTTCCATCACCATCTTCAGAGCTAGTATCTTCCCCAGTGTCTTTTTCTTCTCCGTCATCACTCTCGGACTCGCTCGATTCATCATCGGATGATTCCTTACTTTTTCCATCAGTATCGGATCCAGATCCGTCATTCTTTTCTGGCTTGGCTGGTTTTTCTTGCGACTCCTGCTCTGGCTCGGATCCAGACTCTCCTTTTCCTGAATCTCCTCCTCCATCTCCTTCGCTTGAGTCGGAGGTATTTGATTCAATAATTTCTGTTTCAGTTCGTCCATTTGATGAATCCTCCACTTGTAATTCTATTTGAGCTATTTCTTGTTCTATAGATTCTGTACTAATATCACTTACAGCCGGAATTTCTTCTACAATTATTGGTTGAGGAATTATAACTGGTTGAATAATAGGAATATCTGGCACTACAGTAACATTTAGTTCAGCAATAGGTTGAGATGTAATATTAGTTTCTGCTAATATTTCTTCTATTGACTCTGGAGCTGTTACTGCTACATCACTTTCTGTGCTAGGAGCAATATAATTCGGACAACCCAGATCATATTGACTATCTAATTCACATTGTTGATTATAATAAGCAACCTGATATAAAGGACAAGATGGTGAATATAATTGATCTATATTACATTGTTGATTAAGATATGCTGTATCATATCCTGGACAACCAGAATCATATAAAGTATCAGCCTCACAGGCTTTATTATAAAGATATGCTACATATGCTTCTGCATAACCCGGACACGTAGGATTATATAAAGTGTCTAAATCGCATGGATTATTTCTATATGTAAACCACATAGATCCATCTTTTACTACAGGACCATAATACCCGTTCCATTGTCCATTGTCTTGTGCAGTTGTAACAAATGTAATATCACCTAATTGTGCTGGCGTATAAATTGTTCCAGATCCTGTAAGGTGATTAAATATTTCCATATAGTCTTGTTCTACTTGCCATACAGATCCACCTTCTACTTCTTCATTTGAACTATGAGCGTTTTCCTCATACCAACTATACCATGTATCATAATTATAGGTTTTAGTTTTTACCACATTTCCTGCAGCATCTGTTAAAGTAACAACAATATTTAATGTATCTAGCTGGTCAGCATATTCACCAGTAGCTTTCATATTCTCATCAAGTCGACTTGAAATATTAGTATCACAATATATTGTAGTACCATCTGATTTAGTTACGTTAAAACACCCATTAATATATTTCCAGCTATAGTGTATTTTATCTAAACTTATTCCAGTACCAGCATCTGAAAGAGCTTCATTTATAGCCATTCCTAATGCAAAACTATCGGCGCATGGTCCCCATTGTAAGGCATTTCCACCCCATGTATTACTAGTTGAAGGTATTAAATTTAAGTGTGTTGATCCACCTACACATGAACCCATTGTCATAGTGCCATCAGTAAGATCACCGATTTCTGGACTAGTTGTTATTGATCCATCATTATTTGTCACGTACGTAGGTGCGCCACCAGAAGAGGTTGGTGTACTTGCAGATTCTAAAACTAAATCTTGAGAGCTAGCCGGCCGCGGCAAGCAAAAGAAGCATAAGAAGAGCACCGCCAATAGCACTTTTGCCAGTATCCCATTGCCTTTTCTGAACATCTGCTTTTGTCTCCGGAATAATTATTGCAGGAATTTTCTTTTTGCCTGATGGCTTTTTCCATTCAACCTTTGCGTCTTCACCAATTTTACCATAAATTGGACAAGGTGTTCCTGCCATTCCCATAGCATCGTATACTCTACGGTCTTGACATAAGACCGATACTGCCGCAACTTTCATTCCAAAGTCATATAATGTTTTTGATATTTTAAGTCTTTCACAATTCTGATCGGTAACAGTTTCTCCGGTTGATATACCTAAAATTTGTGTCTGCACTGCTCCCGATATACCAACAGTACACAAGTCTTGAGAACTACCTCCAGCACTTGGAGAAATAGCACTTGGTGGTGGAGAAATTACAATTGTTCTACCTTTAGAGTCGGTTTTGCTTTTACTATCAGTTGTGGAGTCTATTACAGTTTGTGCATACAAAACAATAGGCTTTGATGCACATGCTGCTAGTGTTAATAATATCAATATCAATAGTTGTTTACTCATAGTTAAACTCCTGTCTATCGATACTATTTATACAAAAAAAGAGAGCCGGAAGACTCTCTTTTTTATCAAAAATAAGTACGACTTTTCTGTTGCTAGGTAAGTCGCCAACCCCCTGTGTTAGGCTGCTATTGCAACGTAACCAGATGGAGCACAATTATTGTTTGCACTTGTAAAGTTCTTCGCGTTAACCCAGCTTAGATCGGGATAGTCTCCATGTTTCCGTCAACACCTGTCGATCCTATTTCAGCCCCATCAAAAAGACACGAATAAGTAATGGTCCAATACGATAATTTTTATATGGATTACCGCTATTGTATCTAAAATCTCCCCATTGAAAAGGTTCTCCTTTAGTCCAACTTATCCAATGAAAGTCCATTCTTTAGTGTCCTTATGGTGGAGCTGCGCGGTACTGCCCCGCGGTCCAGTATGCATCTAGTTAATATCATCAACTACATAGTATATATAATAGTTTAAACATACACAGAATTAAATTGTTGAGTACATCGAATAAATGTAGTACACTTACTTAATTGTTTAAGGTTAGAAGCGCCGGCATACGTGCAAGTACTACGTATTCCACCAAGAATATCTTGAATAGTGTTTTTTATTTCGCCACGATACGGTATCAAAACAGTTCTACCTTCACTCGATCTGTAATTTTTAAGACCTCCAAAGTGTTTATTATTTGCAGTATCCGAACTCATTCCATAGAATTGTACGAATTGTTTCTCTTCAATCTTTGGCGCATTAGGTTCTTCAAATACTTCATTTGTAAAATAATGTTTGGTAATTACTTCACCGCCGCCTTCATCGTGTCCAGCTAACATCCCACCAAGCATAACGAAGTCGGCTCCTGCAGCGAATGCTTTAGCCACATCTCCAGGGCATGTACATCCACCATCAGCAATGATATGGCCTCCAAGACCATGCGCGGCATCAGCGCACTCAATAACAGAAGACAACTGAGGATAACCAACACCCGTTTGAATCCGAGTAGTGCAAACACTCCCAGGACCAATGCCCACTTTAACAATATCGGCTCCATTTAAAATTAACTCCTGTGTTTGATCTGCTGTAACTACGTTTCCAGCAATGATTACAATTCTGGGATAAAGACTTCTAAATTCTTTTATAAAATTACTAAATCTTACAGTATATCCATTAGCAACATCAATACATACATATTTTAATTGATCATCAACTTGCTCGTAAACTGTTCTAAACTTTTCATGATCTCGATCACTAATACCAATACTCATTGCAGTATATTCAGTACGCAAATTATTATCACTATCAAAATAATCTACAAGATCATTAACGCTATAAGTTTTTACTAAACACGTGAAAGCAGATTCAAGTGATAGTTTATCTGCCATTTCAAATGTACCAACACCATCCATGTTAGCTGCCATAATAGGAATACCCTCGTAATTATATGGTGCAGTACTATTTGGATAATCTGGACTATAATTTAAAAAAGTAAATTTACGTTCTAAATCAACTTCTTTTCTTGATTCAAGCGTGCTTCTTTTAGGACGAATAAGCACATCTTTATAGTCAAGCTTCATATCATCATCAATGCGCATTATAATTCCTCGTCATGTATATGCAATTGAATAAGAGCATAATGAAGAATTTTCATTAAGTCTTTACGAGCATCATCTCGAGTACCTTTATTTCCATATCGATTAGCATACTTATCGACGTTACCCATACAGAATCCTGTGCCATGTCCTCGGTCAATAATTACTTCAGTTGATTGAAATTTATTAGTGGAATAATGAGCTCCATATGTACTATCAATATATTTTTGAAACTCTTCAATATATTGATTCTCGTTAAATTTATACTCAATACTGTTTTTCATTCAATTTCCTCTAATTCATAATATTCCATTACTTCATTTGTTTGAGATTTTGCTATTGCTTCTGCTTTATCCCAATCAGCTTTATCTAATTCAAACTCTATTATTTTATCTATTCTAACATTTTCAACATCTGGCCAACCAAGACTTTTAAGTGCATATGTTACGGTTTGACCTGCATTATCCAAAATACCTCTACGAATACATATCATAGCTTTATATCTCATGGCATTGTAAATAAGGCTCTTACACCACTGTCTTTATCTGTAGGTTGTCTAGCAAACACTACCCATTTATATGCAAACATTGTTTCTTTTGTAGTACAAAATTCTTTGAAAGATGTGCCTGTTGTATATACATCATCAACTACTAGCCATGGATGTTTTGGTTCCCATTTAGAATATTTTTGAAGAGCATTTTGTAATTTAACACCACCTCTAGGAATACCAACAACCTTTGAAAATGGTTCCTTTTGATAGTCCA